ATAAAAATATAGATTCTTGGAAAGCTAGAATTAAATCAATTAAAGACGCAAACAAAAAGAGTTAATACATGGCATATTTAGGCAGAGGATTAGATAAAATATCAAACATAGAGGTACTAGATAATATTACCTTTGATGGTTCTAGTTCTTATTCTATTACAAAAGGTTCAGTAGCATTTACACCAAACTCTGCTCAATCATGTTTGATTAGTATTGATGGTGTGGTTCAAGCTACTAACTTTACAGTTTCAAGTTCTACAATAGACTTTGGCGTTGCAGTTGCTAGTACATCTACTTGTAATTTCTTTTTACATTATGGAACAGGAGTTATGACAGTACCTAGTGATGGCTCTGTAACTACTGCTAAACTTGGTTCTAATGCTGTTACAAGTGCTAAGATGTTTTCTGGTTTTGCAAATGGAATTACTGAATTAGACCAATGGAGATTAACTTCTACTTTAAGTTTAAGTGGTAACAGTACAACAGCAATAACAACTAATTTAGAAAGAAATGATACTGCTGGTTTTTCAAAAATTGGAACAGGAATGACAGAAAGTTCTGGTGTATTTAGTTTTCCATCTACAGGAATTTATGAAATATATGCTTTTGGAAATTTTTTTGGTGGATTAGATATGACATTTTGCAGAATAAATATCCAAACAACACAAGATAATGGAAGTAATTATACACTTCAAAATACAGGAAATGCACATACTTTTAATGGCTATTATATTATGGCACCAGCTTATACTGTTTTTGATGTAACTGATATTTCTACACATAAAGTAAAATTTGAAGCAAGACATCAAAATTCTGGAAATTTAGAAGCTGGAACCACAAATAATGTAACTTGGTTTATTTTTAAAAGAATAGGAGATACATAAAATGAATAGAGATTATCTGCAACATGCACTTCATACTTTCAATGGTGGTAATTGGTATGGTTGGAAAACACATGACGACAATGGAAATAAAATTCCTAACTCTGAACGTATGCAATACCAACACATTAAGATTATTAAAGATGGTGCAACTATGCCAACTGAAGCTGAAGTAAATGCTAAGATACAAGAATTAAAAGACGCTGAACAAACAGCAATAGATAAAAAAGCATCTGGCAAACAAAAACTAAAAGACTTGGGATTAACAGATGACGAAATCCAAGCATTGATAGGAGTATAGATGGCAATAATTAAACCAAACAATAATACATTATCAAGCATAACAGCTCTACCAACTGGTTTAGGTGGTAAGGTTTTGCAAGTTGTTCAAGGTACAGCAACCACAACTGTAGAACATTCTACAACTTATGCAGATACAACTCTAACTGCATCTATAACTCCAAGCTCAACTTCTAGTAAAATATTAGTAATGATAAATCAACACTTGTATATACTTGGAGATGGTGGTGGATCTGTAAAATTATTTAGAAATAGCACAGCAGTTTATACTCCAGCTCAATCATACGCTCTTTATATTAATACAGCAAATGCTTATTTAAGAAATTATCATAGTTATAATTATTTAGATTCTCCATCAAGCACAAGTGCTTTAACATATAAAACTCAAGCAAGAGAGCTTAGTGGTAGTGGTGGTGCTTTCAAAACTCAAGATGATGGTTTAAAAAGTTTTATTACATTAATGGAGGTTTCTGCATAATGATAAAAAAAGCAATACTTAAAATAAATCCTAACGCAATAGTTACAGTTTATGGTAGTGATATTAATACTTGCGAATTTATTTGGCATGAAGATACAACACCTATCTCTAAAGCTGACATAGAAGCTAAAATGGTAGAGGTACAAGCAGAGTATGATGCTAACCAATATCAAAGAGATAGAGTTTATCCATCAATACAAGAACAGTTAGATATGCAATACTGGGATAAAGTTAATGGTACTACTAACTGGGAAGACGCTATTGCTAAAGTGAAATTAGATACACCTAAACCAATTTCTTAATCCAGTTACCTTTATCATCTAGGATCATAGGCATTAGTCTTGGAATACCATCTATAATCATTCCACAACCTATTATAAATCTAGTTTTAAAATTTTTTGCATAAGCAAAAGCCATTGATTTTTGGTTAATGAGGCAACCAACATTCATACCAAAAAATATATTATCTGGATTAGCCCAATAAGAGATAAGGAACTTAGTATGATAATGGCCCTGTACACAACTCATACCCATTGCTTGTGATACCTTTAATACATCTGCTGATCTACCATGTGTAAAGAAACATCTTTTACCATTAGATAATGTTAAAGTTAGATCATCAATCCATTCCCATTTTTTAGTACCAAGAAAATCACCATAATCTTTTAGAAATTCTTTTGACATACCAAACTTTAATGCACGTCTATATACAAGACTAGAATGGTTACTATCTACTTCTACCATTTTAGGAAATATATCTTCTAGTTCTTTAATATATTTTCTAGCTTCTTTTAATTCATGCCCTGCGCTAAATAAATCTGGGTTATGTTCATGCATGGATATGGCATGGAAATCTAATAGATCACCTATATTAACAATCATGTCTGGTTTATATTCTTTTTTTATTTCTCTTAAAAACTCTATGCTATCCTTATGATGGTAAGGAACGTGCATATCACTAATCACTAATATTCTTTTGTTCATATAACTCCGCAGGAGAACCGTCTATATGTTCTTTTAATTGTTTAAGTTGTTCTTTAGGATCAATAAATTTAACAATGCCATTTGAAATATGAACATTATTAATTATTTCAACAGGTTCATTTTTTCCGTAATTAACAATTACGTCTTCTATGATTAACATAACTAAACTTATAGTTTAATTTTTAATATTTGCAACTTCTCATTGTTGAGGAAAGTTCGTTAGCACGTTCTGGAGTTTGTTTAGCCCAAACACTATCAAGCATTTCATCTGCGGCTGTATCCCAATCTTCTTCTTTTACAGCTTTTAATGTATTTTTAAATTTAGATACACCTGTCATACCCAATTGAAATACCATCTCAATTATGACACATTTGGCTTTGTAATTCATATCTTGATTACCTAGTAATTTTTCAGCACCAACTACAGCATTAGTAAAATCTAATTCAAAATAATCGTTTAATAATTTTTGAGAGTATGTATGTCCTTCTACAAAGGGGTCATCTTCTTTGACTAAATGACCGTACCCAATTGTGGCAAAACCTAGACTATCTTTATAAATAGTATTTCTAAAGCCTTCATGTTCTTTGATACGGTCTTTTAGTTCTTCGTACATTATGATGATTTTTTCTTAAATCCAGACTTCATGTTACTGTATGCTTTAGCAGTAATTGTACTTTTAGATTTTGGTCTAGATGTACCTGCTTTTTTTCTTGCATTGATGTTTGCGTATAAACCTTTTTTAGCCATTGCATCTCCTATTTTTTGTTTCTAAAGATTTGTGTACCTTTTATACCATATATTGAAGCAACTACAAGTATCCACAAATTTGTAAACCATGACGGAAGCTGTGAAAACATATCAAAAAACAATTGAACCTTATCCATTGCTGTAGGATCATCCGATATCACCGCCCACGCAAGTACCAACACGGGCAAACTTAGAATTATCAAAACGGCCTCGTCTTTCCAGTCCGATTGACGGGCCTCTAACAATTTGCCTTCGTATTGTTTTTCACCTTTTGCCATAGCTTCTGCATGACGCATTTGAGCATCTGACATAAGCATTTTAGTTTGTTGTTTATTTTTGTATATGTGAGTACCAGCTTTTAGTGCTAATGATATTGCATTTAACCACATAAATTATCCCCAAAATTTAAAAAATTTTCCTGTTCCTAATATAATAGCAACTAATGAACCAATTGCAAATATTGCTTTTATGCCACCTTTACCCATATTTACTTGGGCTTTTAAATCTTCTATGTCCTTTGAGTTTTTTAATACTAATTCTTTTACTTCGTCTAATTTAAAAGCAATCATTTTATGAGATGCAGATACAAGAGTTTTTTTTACTATCTTTTTTTTAAGCATCTTTACTTTCTTTGCACCAAAATCTAACGTGTAATTTATTTTCATTAATCATATTAAAATCTGTTTTTCCTAAATATTCAACACCTGCTGAATAACCGTATATAGCACATTCTGCATAATTATTAAATAATTTTTGATACTGAATTGGTTCTGCACATTTGCCATTTATACCAGAACACATTTGTAATATAAGTAAAAATTTAAACATTATTTATTTTTTATTATTTTTTTAATTGATTTACTACCATCAATATTTTCTTCTAATTCAGCTTGTACCTTACCACACTTATATTCAATGTTATCTCCTGTGTTTGTTCTTTCAGCAAGTCTTTTGCCTTTTAAACAATCTGACATTTTGTTTTGAATTCTATGTTCCTGTAACTCTCCAGCCACAAACATACAAAGTGCAACAACTGTACTAATAATTGTTTCCATTTTGTCTTACCTTATCTTTTAAATCTTCAACATCAGCTAACGCTTTATCTAATTGATCTCTTAAAAACTGTATATTTTCTTTATTCGTCATGTTTTGTTCTTGAGTTAATTCTAATTTTTCTGTTGT